GGACGCAAACAGCCTGTGGATAACTCTGATAAAACATTAGCCCCAGCTAATAATAACGCACAATCTGATGACAACAAATATAAGCTGCAGCTAATGTCAAAAGATAAGCCCCAGCTAATGCATAACTATTCTATTGAACTAAAAGATAAGAATAGTAAAAATGGTTTTGTTGAAGAAAGAAAAAAAAGCAAGCCTCACATGCCCACGCGCGCGCAAGGCAGTCATCAGCCTGAACGTGCATGTCGTGCCATCTGTGCAGCTTATGGTGTAGTGTTCCAAGAGGCCACTGGGATACGCTGGCAGTACGATGACAGGCAGGTCTCGATAGCAGCGGCAGTGCTGAACATGGGGTACACCGAGGACACGTTCATTGAGGATGCTACGAAGACAGCCGCATGGTTCATCAGCCAGGACAAGAAGCCACCGGTAAGCTTGGCATGGTTCACACAGAAGGCTGAGAATAAGAAGGGCAACAAGCCACAAGGTCCTGACATCAACGCCATTCTAGGCAAGGCAACGAGTGCTGTACGATGGTAGTGTACAAACATCAATCGTTCCATTGGTATCTGTACAGGTCCACATTCCTGCGGTTTCTGGGGGTCAGCAACGCCACGTTTGCCGCCGGTCCAGACCCACCGTTTTATACGGCGCGGCTGCGAGTGCGGGCCACGCCAAAAATCGGGCCTTGGGGGGGGTGCCCCCCCGTCACGTATAGGGGGGACCACCCCGAAATATTTTCCCATTTTCCGTTGAAAGGAAATTCTAATGAGTAAGCGATACCGAGTTGTACAGGGCAAGGAAATCCCCGGTCGAGACAAGCCGTTGTGGTTGAGGTTGGGCACTGCGTTTGAGAAGGACGGCAAGCCTCTCAGCATAAAGTTGGATGTGTTGCCATTGCCAAACAAGGACGGCGATGTGTGGTTACGTTTGTTTGAGGACGATGGCCAGGGCGCTGGAGCGGCTGTTGCTGCGGGTGGTGGAGCCACTGGTGCGTTTTCTGCGCCTATTGGTGAGGCGGCTGCTGCGCCACGCGACGACTTAAACGACGCCATACCGTTCTGATGGCTGAGAAACCGAGGAGGCGGGGGCGCACTGGTCCTCGCCCGCCAAAGATGGCGATGGGTGCGATTACCAAGCGGTTGCGTGGGTCGAGCATCATCTATGACCATCGTGATGAGTTGGCTCTGGAGTTGTTGGGTTTGGCCTCTGCGAAACTGACTGATGTTGTTTCGTGGGATGATGACGGCAAGGCGCGGATTAGGGCGTTCAAGGATGTACCTGAGCATGTGAAGGCGGCGATTAAAAAAGTCAAAATCACGCCTACGCAGCACGGGGATATTATGGAGTTTGAGATGGTGGACAAGGTGCGGGTCATGCAGATGTTGGCCAAGAGTGCTGGTCTGCTTGATAGCGAGAAGGTGGTGGATAAGCCGTCTGTAATTTCAATTGATATGATTATGCCGGAGGAACCGGGGAAGGATAAGGAAGATGAGTGACTTTAATTTAAAAGTGACGGTTCGCAACGCCCGTTTGTTAGATGCCATACGGGAGGTTTATGGGAGTGCTGCTGAACTAAGCCGCCAAATGGGTGAGTCGCAAAGCGCGGTTGGTAATTTAGTAACAATGAGAACTAAGCCTTACAACGATAAAGGCTGGACGCGATTGGCTCAAGATGTTTCTGCAATGCTTTCGAAGCGTCCTGAAGACTTGTGGCCTGAGCATTTGCGTGAAGTTCAATTGCAGAAGTCATCTGCTGAAATGGTCCTTAATTTGGATGCGATGCGGAATCTTTCGGTTGAAACGTCTGATGAGGTTCGCCTTTCGCAAGTTAAAGTTTTAAGCCAATTTACAAGCGAGTTAACGCCCAAACAGCAATATATAATAACCTCAAGATTTTTTGCTAATGCAACTCACCGCGAAATAGCAACGCATTTAGATATTTCCGCGCCGCGAGTAATGCAGCTTGAAAGAATAGCTTTAAAGAAAATGCGGAAGGTGGCTGTTGAAAGTGGCTATCTTCGCCGGTCTACAGCGCCTGAACATTGGGATAGTTTTTACCACGAAGGCTACGGTTTAAAAGAGCAAGCGTTTGAAATTTTGAGCAAATGAGGTTGCTATGACCCAATACAAAAGCAGACGAGCGGCCCGCAAGGCTTGGGAAAAGGCTATTAAAAAAGAAACTGGAGGCAAGAAAGAACTTTTTCATGTTGAGATAAGCCACGACGAATATTGTGGAGTGTTCAAACAGGCAGAATGCAACTGCAACCCTCATAGGCGTTTGTTCAATGCAAGCGGCAAATTGATTATCGAGGTGAGAGGTGTTGGATTTTATGACCCCTTTGAAGTTACGGGGGTAAGCAATGTCTAAGCCAGTAGCCGGATTAAAACTGAACTTCAGTTCCTCGCCCACTGTGGCGAAGTTCTTTAAGAGCGATGCGTTTGTCAGGGGCATTATGGGGCCGGTTGGCAGTGGCAAGTCGTATGCTTGCTGCGCTGAGATATTCCGGCGGGCTGTTGCTCAGAAGGCTAGTCCCAGGGATGGCATCAAATATTCGCGCTGGGCGATTGTCCGCAATACGCATCCTATGCTGAAGACCACGACCTTGAAGACTTGGTTGGAGTTGTTGCCGGAGGATACGTTTGGGCCGGTCAAGCATAGCCCGCCCATCACGCACCACATCAAGTTGCCGTCTAGGGAGGGTGCCGCTGGGATTGATATGGAGGTTATCTTTTTGGCGTTGGATGACCCGAAAGATGTTCGTAAACTTCTCAGCCTAGAACTAACGGGGGCGTGGGTGAATGAGTGCCGTGAATTGCCGAAATCGATTGTGGATGGCCTGACACATAGGGTTGGGCGCTTTCCGACAAAGGCTGATGGCGGTGCGACCTGGCGGGGCGTTATCTTAGATACGAACCCTATGGACAGCGACCATTGGTATTATCATCTTGGCGAGAAGGAGAAGCCGGGGGGCAAGTTTCGCTGGGACTTTTTCAAGCAACCGGGTGGCGTGATTGAGGTGCCCTTGGAGGAATTGCCCGACGATATGCCGGAGGCCAAGGGGTTCATGTTCCAAGCGGGAAAGTGGTGGCAGACTAATTCCGCAGCTGAGAACCTAAGCAACCTTCCTGACGGGTATTATGAGCAATTGCTGGGCGGCAAGCGTTTGGATTGGATACAGTGCTATGCCGAGGGCAAGTATACGTTTGTTCAAGAAGGGCGGGCGGTATGGCCTGAGTTCAACGACAATCTGATGACCGCTGACTTGGAGCCTGACCCCAGCTTGCCTATACACATTGGCTTGGACTTTGGCTTAACTCCGGCGGCGGTGTTTGCTCAACGCTTGAAGAATGGCCGCTGGCATGTGTTGCACGAACTGGTGACGTTTGAGATGGGCTTGGAGCGGTTTTGTTCCAGCCTCAAGGCTGACTTGTCTTCGCGTTTCCCTGGCTACAGCATTTTGGTGTGGGGTGACCCGGCGGGAATGCAGCGCGACCAGATATTTGAGACCACCAGCTTTGACCATCTCAAGACGCACGGCATCTTGGCCCAGCCTACAGCGACCAACGATTTTAAGACGCGGCGCGAGGCCTTGGCCATGCCGATGGGTAGGCTGATTGATGGCAAGCCGGGGTTCTTGGTGGATAGAAAGTGCATACGGGTTCGCAAGTCTCTGGGCGGCGGGTATCACTTCCGGCGTGTGTCAATTGGCGCGGGGCAAGAACGGTTTCGGGACGCCCCAAACAAAAATGAGCATTCACACGTTGGCGATGCGGCGGGCTATTGTCTCTTGGGTTCTGAGCATAAAATTATGACGAAACGCCCGATGCCGACCGGCGGGTCTTTCAAGCAAGCAAAGGTGTTGGACTTTGACGTTTTCAATAGCTGAACTTAACGAGGTCATGCGGATGCAACGCGATAACCGGGTTGTCCGCTGGTATCCGCATCACTTGGACATGTGCGAACTAAACGAGTTTGACGCCGCCAATATTGAACTGTTCGCAGACTACAAGCAGTACTTGGAGACCTACGCAAATGCTGGCTTGGCGTTCTCTGTCTTGGACCGTGATGGTATTAGCGCAATGTTCGGCGTTTGGCAGTTATGGCCGGGCGTTTGCGAGGCTTGGCTGATACCTAGCAAGGACATCGGGCGTAAGGTTGTGCCCCTGCATAGGGGTTCATTGGCCTTTTTTAACCACGTTTCTAGGCAAATGAAGATAAAAAGGCTGCAATTTAGTGTACACTCAGCAAATGCTACCGCTTGTATGTGGGCAGAACGCTGCTATTTTCAGCGCGAAGGCACCATGCGGTCCTACGGCCCGGACGGTGCGGACTACTACATGTACGGGAGGTTGTTTCATGGGCGGTTTATTCAGTAGCAAGACACCACCACCTATTCAATCGGTGGCTGAAAGAGATGCCGATGCCGCCATTTCTCGGCAAGAACAGGTCGCAGAACGCCAAGAGGCAGCGGAACAGCGCAAGATACAGGCCCGCAAACGGTCTAAGCGAACTGGTGGGCGCACTATGCTGATGGCCCAAGGCGTCGCACCCGGTGATACTGGCCCCGGTCGGGAAGTTCTCTCCCGCATTCTAGGCTCTGGCCGGAACCCGCGAGGGTAGTGATGAAAACCTACCGACGAAACCCCAAACACACGAAAGGAAAAGATGATGTACGGTCAAAAAAAGCCGCCCAAAAAGCCGACAAAGAAAGTCAAAAAGGGTAAATAATGGTACTCTCGGTCGAGGACATTAAGAAGCGGTATGCTCGGTGCAACGCTCACAAAGAAGAGTGGCGCAGCATCTACGAAGAGGCGTATGAGTTCGCTTTGCCCATGAGAAACCTCTACGATGGCTATGCTGAGAGTGGCACACCTGGTCAAAACAAGATGCGCCGTGTCTTTGACTCAACTGCTATTCACTCAACCGCCAGATTTGCGAACCGCATACAGTCCTCGCTGTTTCCCCCGCAACGTCCTTGGTGCCGTTTGCAACCGGGCAATGATATTCCCGAAGAGCAAAAAATTGAGGCCCAACAGGTCTTGGACTTTTATAACGAAAAAATGTTTGCCGTGATGATGCAGTCAGGTTTTGACCTGGCTATGGGCGAGTTCTTGCTTGACCTTGCGGTCGGCACCTCGGTGATGCTGATACAACCCGGTGATACTCTGACGCCAATACGCTACACGGCTGTGCCATCTTATCATATCTGTTTTGACGAAGGCCCCAATGGGGTGCCGGACACGGTCTATCGCATGCTAAACCGACCGTTCAATGTGATACAGCGCGAGTGGCCGGACGCCAACATTCCACAGCGGATGATTGACGATGCCGCCGAAGACCCGACCAAGAAGGTTAGCCTCATTGAGGCCACCTACACCATCGATGGACAGATGTACTATTGCTTGGTTACTGCGGAGGGTGATGACAAGCTGGTGCATCGTGACCTCAAATCATGGCCGTGGGTGATTTCCAGATACATGAAGGCGTCAAATGAGCGGTATGGAAGAGGACCCGTACTCTATGCTTTGGCAGATATTCGCACACTTAATAAGGTAGTAGAACTCACCTTAAAGAATGCGTCCATCTCTATCGGCGGCGTGTTCACTGCCGTGGATGACGGTGTGCTTAATCCGCAAACAATCAGTATCGTGCCGGGTGCGGTCATTGGCGTGTCGAGTAACGGTGGGCCACGCGGTCCCAGCCTGACGCCCCTGCCCCGTTCCGGTGACGCGAACTTGTCCCAGATTGTGGCAAATGACCTGAGAACCAACATCAAGAAGGCCTTGCTGGACGAGAGCCTGACGCCTGAGAATATGTCGGCCCGGTCAGCCACGGAAATCAACGCAAAACTGTCTGAGTTATCTCAGAACCTCGGTTCGGCTTTCGGAAGATTAATCAGTGAGACAATGTTTCCAATCGTGCGCCGGTCGCTAGAATTGATGGATGAGATGGGCATGATTGAACTGCCCCTCAAGGTGAACGGTCTAGAGGTGACAGTCGTTCCACAAAGCCCTTTGGCTATGGCCAACAATGCCGAGCGGCTGGGTGAGATTATGCAGTTCATGCAGATAAGCCAAGCACTAGGCCCGGTCGGCCAGACACTCATCAAAATGGATGCGGTTGGCGATTACATTGCGGACCAGCTTGGCATTCCGGCTGACCTACGCACCACGTTAGAAGAACGCGCCGAGATGCAAGCGCAAATGGCAGAAGCAGCCGCCATGATGGCAGAGCAAGAGATGGGCGGGGCACCGCCAACTGAGGCACCACAAGCATGAACAACGCCCAACGTATTCGAAGCATAAACTCCCCTGGCTGGGATGGCGTCAACGCCGAGGCCCAGCCGGTCAAACTAGAACCTCTCGACCTGATGCGCGAGATGGACCTTAACTTTAAACGCACTTTTACCACACCGGCGGGCAAGCAAGTCTTGGCGCACCTACACGCGCAAACGCTTGACCAGCCTTGTTGGTCACCGGGCGCACATGAAAGCTACGGCTATGCCCGCGAAGGTCAGAACAGCATTGTCCGAGAAATAATTCAGCGAGTGAAAAGAGCCGATGACTTTAAATGACGAAGGTCAAACAGTGGCCGAGACTGAAACGCCGGAACCAGCAAGCCTTATGGAAGGCGTACAATCTTCTGAGCCAGAAAGTGAGGTCGCAGATGAGGCAATGCCGCACCGCGTCGAGGATGAGAAACCGGCAAAGGAGGAACGACCAGCGTGGCTCGACGAGAAGTTTGCCAAGCCGGAAGACCTAGC